GATGAGATAATGATCAGGAATCTAATTAAAGTTTTACAAGACGATGCAGAGGAGATGAAGAATGCCAGCAACCGTAAAAGGCGGACTTGATCTCCGTAAAGCACTTCGCAACTTTGCTCCAGAGTTAGCCAAAGAGACTCGTAAAGAAATGGCTAACGCGTTGAAGCCCATTGTTAAGGAAGCAAAGGGTTATCTACCTATGCAAGCACCTTTGAGTAACTGGGGTCGTGAAGGTGGGAAATTTCCCGTGTATAACTCTTCAATCGATAAACGTGGTATTGGATACAAGACAACACCTTCCAAGCCTAACTCTCAAGGATTTAGAGCATTAGTTCAGATTCGCAATATGTCAGCAGCTGGAGCAATCTATGAAACTGCTGGTCGCAAAAACCCTGCTGGATCATCTAAATCAAAGTCTCGTAACCCTAACGCTGGAAAGCAGTTTATAGAGGCTCTAGAGCCGTTAGAAGGCACAGGAAACGAACGTGGTCGAGTTATCTTTAGAGCTTACGAAAACAATCACGGCAAGGCTCTAGCAGCCATTCTTTTAGCAATTAAGAACGCTGGAACAACCTTTAACAAAATGACAGGTAGTCGATAATGGCCAATGTAGTCATAGATATTTTAGCGGAGTTCACAGGTAAGAAGGCTTTCAAGCAAGCTGAATCTGCCACGGCAGGACTCGAAAAGGGTGTCAAGCGACTAGGAAAACAGATTGCTGGAGTATTCGCTGCTCAAAAGATTCTGCAATTCGGTAAAGCATCCATCAAGGCATTCGCAGCTGACGAGAAGGCTTCTAAGTCTCTCGAGATTGCTCTACGCAATACAGGTAACGCATTTGACACAATGAATGTTGAAGGCTTTATTGCTAAATTACAACGCACTACTGGCGTCCTCGATGATCAACTTCGTCCAGCATTTAGAACTCTTCTCACAGCCACAGGTGATGTAAAAAAGTCACAAGATGGATTACAACTAGCTCTTGATATTTCAGCAGGTACTGGCAAAGACCTCAGCGCAGTATCTATGGCACTTGCTAAGGCTTACGGTGGACAGACAACAGCTCTTAGCCGTCTAGGTGCAGGTCTTGATAAGGCAACTCTCAAGACTGGCAATATGGATGTCATTCTCGGACAGTTAAATGACAAGTTCGCAGGTCAGGCACTTGCAGCAGTAAAGACTTACTCAGGTCAAATAGCAGTTCTCAATGTTGCTTTAGAGAACGCTAAAGAGACAATCGGTAAAGGATTACTCGATTCATTTGCAATGCTGGCAGGTAGCAATGGATTACAGGGCAGCGTTACAGGAATTCAAAAGATGGCAGACTTCATTGCCGATGTCATTAAGAATGTTGCATTCCTTATTAAGCAATTTGAAGCACTCAAGCCAGCAATTATTGCTATTGGAGCGGTTCTCTTAATCGCCTTTGCTCCAATGACTGCCGCTATTGTTGCCATTGTGGCGTTACTAGCCATCGCTGGAAAGAACCTAAAGAAGAACTCGTTTAAGAATGGCATTATTCCAGGTGGCATGGGCAACGTATCCATGACTGGTGGATCAAATCAGAATATAGTCAAAGACAATGCTTCTATTAAAACTCACACAGCATTGCAAAAGATTGACAATGGAGTCATCAAAGACAAGATTCAAATGACTGCTGGTGAAAAAGCCTTAGCAGAACTCAAGAAGATATTTGACCTTCAAGGCATTGAACTTCAAGCTGCTCTTAATGGAACAATTACTAAAGAAGAAGAAGCCAGAATTAAAGGTCTAATTGCCCTTAACAACTCCGATGGAGCTTTGGCTATTCAGGCATTATCCGCGTTAAATGCAGCAAGTGCGACAAACGCATTGGCAAAAGCCTTTGCTGATTTTGGTATTGAAATGGATGCGGCTCGATCAAAAATTGGCGCACAAGAAATTGCAAATAGTGTTATTCCTAATACTGCCATTTCTAACAATTCTGCAATACCATCTGGTTTAACAAATTCAAATTCTATGGATGCGGCTCGATCATTAGCCGGTGCAGGGGAAGCATTAAATTCTTACAATTTTGGCAATGCAATGGATGCTGCTAGAACTGCTGCTGCTCGTGGTGGAACTTCATCTCCCACTTACATCATCAACGCTACAGGAATAGGCGATCAACAAATTGCATCAGTAGTTCAAGGGGCAATACAAGACCTCAATAGATTTGGAAGTTCAACAACTTACGCTGGTGCTATCTAGTGACAGTTCCAACAATCAATTGCACAATAAACTTTTCAACTGGGCCATCTAATGCTCAGGCAATGCTCTTTGATATTGGTCATCTTGATACAAATGTCTTTGCCGATTCAGCAGGCCTTGTAGTTGATGTATCAAGTCAAGTAGATAGAGTCAGCACAAAACGCGGCAGAGATGCACAATCAGATAAGTTTCAGACAGGTCAATTATCTTTACGAATTGTCGATCAAAATGGTGATTTTAATCCACAAAATACAACTAGTCCTTATTATGGCTATCTTGATCCAATGCGCAAAGTACAAATAACTGCTACTTATGGTGCAACAACTTATCCAATTTTTTCAGGTTTCATAACAGGATATATAACAAATACACCAAAGTTCACAGGCGATATAGTTTATACAACCATCACAGCTGTAGATGCTTTTAGACTTGCACAAAATGCTCAGATTTCAACAGTTACAGGCGCTACTGCTGGTCAGTTATCTGGTGCAAGAATTGGCAAGTTGCTGGATTCTATATCTTGGCCTACATCTATGCGTGATATTGATGCTGGGCAGACAACAATGCAGGTTGATCCTGGTACCGCTAGAACAGCTTTAGATGCCATGCAGGTGGTAGAAACGTCAGAATATGGAAGTCTGTATGTTGATGCTTTGGGTAATTTCACATTTCAAGATAGAGCCTTTACTACTAGCAGCGTAAATGCCACCCCTATTGTCTTTAAGGATGATGGAACGGCTATTGGATATTTCAATGCCGTATGGGTTCTTAATGATGTTCTTGTCTACAATTCAGCGCAAGTCACTCGATCAGGTGGAACGACCCAATCAACTGCTAATGCTGCGTCTGTTACAAAGTATTTTCTTCATTCTTATAATCAACAAAATCTACTTATGGAAACTGATGCTGTAGCTCTTAATTACGCTCAGGCTTATGTAGCATCTAGAGCAGAAACAAGTATTCGTTGTGATGCGATTGTGCTTGATTTATACACCAATAATTATGATGCTGGCATTACAGCTGCTCTCAACCTTGATTTCTTTGATCCAGTATCAATTACTACAACCCAACCAGCTGTGACTGGAAATTCAACGTTATCCAAGACTTTTCAGGTATTTGGTGTTGCCCACGATGTGACCCCAAATTCATGGAAAACAACCCTAACCACCCTAGATTCTATCATCGATGGGTTTATAATAGGCACAGCCCTGTACGGCGTACTGGGTGTAAATGTGCTTTCTTACTAAGGAGATATAATGGCATCTGGATTCCCAGCAGCAACTGGTGATGTTCTTACCAGCGCAATGTTCAATGGCTTGGTGACATTTACCTTGAACGCGCAAACAGGTACAACTTACACAACAGTTTTAACTGACTCTTATCAAGTGTTAATTACACAAAGCAATGCTTCTGCAAACGCAATTAAAATTCCAACAAACGCCAGTGTTGCTCATCCAATTGGCACTGTAATAACAGTTTTGAATATCGGAGCAGGAACTTGTACAATTTCGGCAGTTACATCAGGAACAACGACAATTCTTTCAAGCGGTGCAACAGCAGCATCACCTACTCTTTCACAATATAAATCTGCTTCTTGCATTAAAACAGCAACAGATACTTGGTATGTTATTGGGGCTATTGGATAATGTTAAACAATGTAGTTTCAATACCATCTGGCATAACTCCAATTTTTATTGATTACTTAGTTGTGGCTGGTGGCGGCGGTGCAACTATCGGTGGCGGCGGTGCAGGTGGTTTACGCTGCACAGTTACAGCAACTGGCGGAGGTGGCACATTAGAAAGTCCATTGACTGTTCTTCCCGCGACTAATTACACAGTTACAGTAGGCGGCGGTGGTGCTGGTAAATCCATCTCAACTACAAATCAAGGTGATAGTGGTAGTAATAGTGTATTTTCTACAATCACATCAACAGGCGGTGGTGGTGGCGGTGCAGGTGGCGGTAGCGGAGCCTACAACAATGGAGTTACTGGTGGCTCTGGCGGCGGTGCTCACAACGGCGGCGCTGGTCGTACCCCTGGCAGTGGAACTGCTAATCAAGGTTTTGCAGGTGGTACAACTTCAGATGCTAATACAGGTTCAGGCGGTGGTGGCGCTAGTACTATTGGCGGTGATCGCGTGGCATTAGTCGGTGGCGCTGGAGGTTCGGGTGTAGCGACATCTATAACAGGTACATCTGTAACTTATGCAGGCGGTGGCGGTGGCTACGGAAATCCTTTGGGCGCAGCTGGTTCAGGTGGCGGCGGTTCAGGTGGAAGTGGAACTACAAACAGAGGCGGTGGTGGCGGTTCGGTTCTTTCGGGAACTGCTGGTTCGGGCGGTTCAGGTGTTGTTATTCTTAGATATTCAACTTCATTAACAATTACTATTGGTGCTGGATTAACTGGAACAACAGCCACAAGTGGAGGATATAAAGTTACAACCGTAACTGCTGGCACAGGAAATGTGAGTTGGTCATAATGGCACATTACGCATTTTTAGATAACAACAACATTGTCACAGACGTTATTACTGGCATTGATGAAACAGAACTTATTGAAGGTTTAAATACTGAAACTTGGTATGGAAACTTTCGTGGTCAAGTCTGCAAACGCACTTCCTACAATGGAAAAATTCGCAAGAATTATGCGGGTGTTGGAATGACTTATGACTCTGCAAGAGATGCTTTTATTGATCCAGAACCATCAAATGCAATCGGCTTTGATGAAGATACATGTCAATGGATTGTGCCAAATGAAGCCACTTCTTTGTAAGGCTGGACAGCAGCTTCGTGAACAGATTGATGATTCGTTCCCAGATAGGGATCGTAAGTCAGATGGCTGGATAGGCGATGTCGCACACGCCAGTCGTCCGAGTGACCACAATCCCGATCCGCTTAACGGCCACGTCAGGGCTATTGATGTGGATAAGGATTTCGACACACGCCCCAGCACAGGTGCTTATCTTGCCGACCAAATACGTCTATGCGCCAAATCAGGTGAGAAGCGAATTGCTTACGTCATCTATGCAGGCAAAATCGCTTCCGCTAAGAAATCTTGGAGTTGGCGTCCTTACGATGGGATTAACCGCCACGATCATCACATCCATATTAGCTTTACTAAAGAGGGCGATTCAAATGGTAGTTGGTTCGACATCCCGATGCTAGGAGCAAAGTAATGCCATATACAACCCAAGTAACAGTAACTACAGCACCGACACTTTTATTGGCTGCTAATAGAGCTGATCAAGTAGTAAGTCTTCATTCATCATCTGGAATTATTTACATTGGTGCAAGCGCGGTATCAACTTTGACCGGTTATAAAATGGATAATGGCGATAAGTTGACTGTGCAGTTATCAGATAATGAAGCTCTATATGGAGTTACATCAAGTGGCACAGCCACAATGATGCTTTACGCGAATATAAACTAGGAGATATAAATGAAAGATTTACAGGTCGCAGCAGGCTCATGGGCTAGAGCATTCTTAGTAGCAGTTCTCTCATTAGCAGCAGCTGGTGTGACTGAGCCAAAGGCGTTAATCGCTGCCGGACTTTCATCATGCTTGCCACCAGTAATTCGTTGGTTAAACCCCAATGATCCGAGCATGGGCATTCAAAAGTAATGACTGCCCTTAACTGGGCGGCTCTTGCAGTTGCAACCATCTCAATCGTTACTGGCTTTGTTGGATCAATCCGCTGGCTAGTAAAGCATTACTTAAATGAACTAAAACCTAATGGCGGTTCATCGATGAACGATAGATTGAATCGACTTGAAGGGCGTGTCGAAACAATAATAACTCTTCTGGAGAGGTGACACTTATCTCATGGCAAGAAAAGCAACTAAGAAGCTTGTGGATGAAGGCTATTCCAAGTTAGATGCGTGGGCTATCGGCGTACATGAAATGTATCGCTCGTTGCGTAGAGCAGGCTTTGAAGTTGATTTGGCACTTGCCATTATTGTTGAACGCCAGGCTTATCCTGAATGGATACTTCCATCGCCTATTAACCCAAATATCCCAGAGCCAGACTGGTATGACGATGAGGATGAATGAAAAGAACTGTAGTAGTTCCAGACTTACAAGTTCCCTATCACGATCCAGTAGCTGTTAAAAATGTTGCAAGTTTTATTAAGACTTACCGCCCCGATTCTGTCGTTACACTTGGAGATGAAATCGATCTCCCACAAATATCCCGATGGACAGAGAACACGCCAGGGTGGTACGAGCAGACACTAGCTGCTGATAGAGATGAAGCAGTAGAGGTTCTCTGGTCATTAGTCGAGCATGCTAAAGAAGCTCACATGATCCGTAGCAATCACACAGATAGACTTTACAATGTAACGATGAAGAAGATTCCTGCATTCTTAGCATTACCGGAGTTGCGCTTCGAGAAGTTTATGAAGCTTGATGAACTAGGAATTACATACCACAAGAAGCCTTACGCCATTGCTAAGGGCATTGTGGCGGTTCATGGCGATGAGGGAAGCGTCAAACCTACACCTGGTCTCACAGCCCTAGAAGCGGCTCGTAGACACGGTATTAGTGTTATATGTGGACACACTCATAGAGCAGGTCAATCGGCCTTCACAGAGGCTTCTGGGGGCAAGGTAGGCCGTATCCTGCGTGGATGGGAAGGTGGACACCTTATGGATGTCCGTCAGGCTCATTACACTAAAGGCACTATGAATTGGCAACAAGCCTTCATCATTATTGAGGAAATTGGTACAAACGTGCAGGTCAGCCTCATAAACCTAGAAAAGGACGGCACATTCATTGTGTCAGGCAAACGTTATGGACGACCTAGATAACGACATCCTACGGGATACAGATACGCAAATGGATGACTCAGAATTGTTACCATTTCGTTATCAAAATCAACTCAATAAATCCAACTAGCTGTGTAACACTTTCCCTGTTCCTGAAATACAGGACAAGAAAGGGCTAAATGAAATCATTACAAATCATAGGAATCATCGGTGTTATGTTCTCTACTAGCTTTGTGTGGTACTGGACAGGTCACAAAGATGGTGTCCGTGAAGGTTATACCCGTGGTCGCTCAATCTCTCGCCAAGAGTTTTGGAAAGAGTAGATGAAAGCAACTGAGGCACTCATCAATGCAATCGACA